GCTAGATAGCTATTCATAATCGCTTCAACGCCAGCAAGATAACTAGCCTGCAATTCCTGACTATCCACAACCGTCGAGATTTTTTGATAGCGTCCGGCTACATCTTCCCAATCTGCATAATTACCCATTAATCAACCTCGCCATTGACTGCCTTAAATCGGATTCGCCGTTTATATGGCGCACTGTTAATAGTCGCCACTGTTTCAGCAACATAAAACCCGGCTGAACTGCTCACGGTATGGTCATAATAATAATGACCGTTCCCGCTGCTCGTCATGGTTCCTGAGTCAATCATGGTTTCTGATCCGTTATACACAGCAGCAACCAGACTGGTAGGCGTTACACCGCTGTTAACCCAGGTTACTTGGAACGTGTCACCAACTAACGCTTTAATCATCGTTAATCCTCATGATAATATTTTGCGCCTGTTTAAACCCAATGACAATGTTTGCAAAAACAATATCAACAACAATGGCAAACGGGCGCGCCGCAAATATTAATTCTGCCGCTAAAATACCCGCATAACTAAAACCTACTGTCTGTCTATCGCCCTGATCTATTGTACCATCAGGCGAAGGCAACACTTGAACGACAGGGCTGAATGCGTTTAATGCGCTGGATCGTTTTGCGGCAGTGTCCATTATGTATGTTTACCTCGCGTAAACGTGGTGCCGTCATCGCTAGTCGATGCACTGCTCACAACAGTGACGCTATTATCTGCATAAACCGTCTGTATGCTGCCTGTCTGCGTGATCCGGTTTCGACCCTGCATATACAACCAAGAGAGTTTTTCAGTTATCGGCGCGTTAGCCGCTGGTACACTGGTCGGTTCTGCTACAGCAGTTCCAGACATTGCACTATTCACCATGCTGATAATCTCAGACGTTGTGTGCTGGTGCCCGTTTAGAATAACAAATGTATCACTATTTGCTGGCGCGCTTGTTAGCGCATGATCGAGCGTAACTGTTTTAGTGCTGCCAACATAATCACTAATGATCTGTGATTGCCCGTTTAATGAGCCGCTCACAAATACCAATGCATGGCCGTTATAAAAATCATCAACAGAACTATCGAGATTAGTCACAAAACTTGTGGTAGTCGCGCTCGCATCGTTAACCGCGCCCTCAGCAGACAGCCAGCCTTCACTAATGCCTTTTAAAACCTTGCCGGTTGTGCCATTGGTCGTAAAGCCTGACAAATCAGCCTCCCACACTGCGGCGGTGATGGTTGCAGAGCTAACACCGGTAATCGAACTAACCCGTGTATGCAAAGAGCCAACCGACGTAAATACAGATCCTACCTGAGTAGCAGCGCTGCTAACCCGTGTATCAATAGATCCGATTTGGGTAGATATGCTGGTGATAGCGGTTCTGGTTGTGGTGTGCTGTCCGTCTTGCGCCGTGTCCAGTGCATCCAATGTTTGGATTGTGCCGGAAATCGAATATCCGGCTTTATCAGCAACCTGCACGCCTGCGTTACCGGTATCGTCCAGAATATCCGTGGTGATTTGCTGTATCGAATCAACCTCAATAGCCATGCTGGAAACGCGAGTATGCAACGAACTAATAGCGGTCGCGTTACTAGAGACCTGCACACTTGCGCTTGTTACAGCGGCATACGATGAGTCTACACGGGCATACATGCTATTTGACAGGGTAGAACCTAGCAATGCGCCAGCCTGTGTCCCTGTGTATGCACCCGGAAGTGTAGTCGTCCAAGGATCGCCAGCAGAGCCAGCAGCATTCAAGCTCGCGCCTGTGCTACCCGCGCCTAAATGGTCTGCTATTGCCTCATCCCACACCGCATCCGCTATTTGTCCAGCGGTCGGGCTTGTTCCACCCAGCGAGCTAATCGCAATCGCATTGCTCCCAACTTCCACACCCACGCTAGAAACCTGAGTCGCAACACTGCTAACCCGTGTATCAGCGCTTGTGACGCGAACATCAAGCGAACTAATCGCCGTCCTCGTCGTTGTGTGCTGTGTATCTTGGGCGGTATCTAATGCGTCAAGCGTGGTGATCGTTCCAGCGATTGCGTTTACTGTCCCAATGGTGACGCCTGATTGATCCGCAGCCAGGCTAAATCCGGTTTTATCCGCAACTACAACGCCGCTTGTGCCAGTATCATCAAGGATGGCCGCAACATAGGATTGAACAGAATCAACCTCCACGCCTACGCTTGAAACTCTTGTATGCAGGCTGTTGACAGCGATTGCATTACTGCTTACCTCGACGCCAACAGAGCTAACAGCAGTAAACAAACTACCCACCTGGGTATTCAAACTGCTTATGTCAATTGGTGTTGTAAAAACTGTCCTCTCAACATTAATCCCGTTCGGGTTAACAAACAAAAAACCAATCTGGTTAAAGTTTGTCTCTGCCTGACTTGGAGCATAAGACCATTGCCCGTTACCCTCATGCGCCGCAGTGCCTGATCCAGATTGTGTTCCACCGTCGCCGGTAACTCGAACAGTGGTTGTGCCCGCAGTGACAGCCGTACCACTCGCGGTCAAAATCAGGGACGTGATCGACTGCCCTGTTACATTCTTTAACATTTTGCCCTCGCAAAGTTGATTGGCGTTTGCAAGCCATGGTAAATACTGTCCGCCTGCTGGCGGAGAGCCACCAGCACTCGGCAAATAACCGAATGGCCCAGCGCCGAATGGCCCCGCGCCGAACATCAGCCCAGCGCCTCGATGGCCGTCAAGGCGGCGCTGGCGATGGCGTCGACTGACGTCCAGTCGGTCGCGGCGTTGATCTGTGCGCTGGCGTTGTCCTGTATCGCGTCGATCGCGGCAGCCAGGGCATGCCACGCTGCTGATTTGGCGCGCCACTCGGCGCTGATCGCGGTTGCGGTTTCGCCAGTCAGGTTAATGCGCGCCTGCATGTAGGGGCCGACCTGGCCATCGTTTGCGCCGTTGTTGTAGTGCGCGACGGCCTCGGCCTGCTTGGTTGCGTAAACGGCGTCTTTTCCGGGGGCCCTGCTGGCGTACTGCGCGTATTTGTCGGCGGCGGACTGTTTGACGCGCGCCAGTGCGTCAGATTTTGCAAACGGCAGTGGGTCGAATGCATCCACAATCGGTTGTACCACGGCGTCGTTCGTGCTGTGCGAAACGTCGTCTTCGTACCAGAGCGATTCGCCCGCCGATTCAACAGCAGCGATCAGCCAAAGGCCTTTATTTGCGTTGGTGATCATGTTACCGGCCTCATAAACGGTGTGGGGACATTCGCGGCTAGTGCGGTATCTGGCGCGGTGGCCGGATTAGGCAGACCGGTCAGCCCTGATTGGGCGTTGATGTATCGAGCCGAATGCGGCCGGCCTTCGTAGTTCTGGCCGCACATGCCAGTATCTGACGATACGTACCAGATATGCGAACGGAATGTCGGATTTGTATCACTCCACAGAGCAATCCAGTATTTACCGGGTGGGAATCGGCGCGCGGTGTATGTGCCGAGCACCAGACCCACCGAGTTTGCCGAGAAACTAACCTCTTGTATCAATGCGCCAGGATCACCGCTGCTGTTGCAGTCGTATAGACCTATGCGAACAGTGCCGACCTGCGCAACAGTCTGCAACAGCCCAAATGCGTCAAACATCTGGCCCGATTCGTGTATATACGGAATGTACATCAGCCGGTCTGCGGTCAACGCAGTAGCGTTGCCAGTATTGGAAATATAACTGCTAGTGATGAGACGGCTCCCAGTTGCGACGTTGGGCGTTTTTTGGGCATAACATGCCGGGGTGTGCTCGACTGATGGCGCTATAAATACTGTTTTTGTGCCCGCTAGAAAATTGATGGGCGCATCAGTATTACTGCTGCGCAACACGGTCTCACGCACTAGCGTTGTGGCGTCTGATAAATAGCCGACGCCGTGCTCCCATGCGCTGTTTGTATCGTCAACGACAAAATACGGAAACCGGACGTCAGTGCCGATGCCGGTGTTGATCGTTTGATGATTAGCCACCGCCCCGGCCAGGGTCAGGTTGCCGGTGCCGGTGCTGGTGGTGGTCTCCTGGACGCGGTTGGCGATCATGTCAACACCTACGCAGTATGCGCTGGCATTTCGATGACGATGTTGGCGTTAACATCGACGGTGCCGGGGCTGGAAATCGTGGTGCTGGATAGGCCAATATCGTTGACCGGATCAGAAAACCGCACAATCTCGTTAACGCCTTGATGTATGGTGGCATAACTGACGGTTCCCGCCGTGGGTGAGGCGTCATCTGTGTAGTTGCCATGCGTAAACGTGATGACCTCTTTGCCGCCAACCGTGGACAATCCGCCACTTGATGCCGCGTAGGTACAGGTCGCCAGCAGTGCGTTTGCTGCGGTGTAAAATCGCAGCTCGTGGCTGGTGCCGATCGCGGTATTGAGCGTATCGGCCATGCTGTTGGATGTCGTTTGAGATACTGTAGTTGCCATTTGTTACTCCCGGCCGGTGGGCCTATTTAATTTGCGTTTGTAGTGTTGAGATTGCTACTTGTTACCACTCTTGACTGACTCAACTAGGAATGACAATTTTTCGTCCATCCTCGCCAGTCGCTCAATTGCGTTCGTTGACAGTCGTTCAAGTGCCGCCAATCTCGCCTCGGTGCGAAGTTTGTTTTCTTCGTATTCCGTGTGGAACTGATTGAAGTTGTTCATCGTGAAGCGTGGCCCCTCGTTGAGCTTTGCTTCGATTACAGCGACTCTTGCATTGAAGTGGTACATTGACCCGAATCCGCCGATGACTGTCACCAGTAGCAGGCCGAAGATGGTCTGCTGCAGCTTTTTAAGGCTGGCATATTCTTCATGGTATTGCTGTTTTTCAGTGTCGTTCATTAGCAATGACCCTCGTCATGACGGTTGAGATGTCTGCAAAGCCATATCGCAAAAGGGAGTGTCAGTTCAAGATATTCCGTCATTGTTCTTTCGCTGAGTTGGTTCGGTTGCCGGCCACGACGTTGGCGGCTGAGTAGATGCCTAAAATCAGCGTGATGGTGGCGACCCATTCGCCGCTGCCGATTTTGTTGGTAAACAGGGCCACAGCGCTGACGGTGAGCGAGGCCACGGCTAAGCCAAATTTGCGTGAGCGATAGGTGTTGTCAGTGGTCATTGCAAAAATCCGCTATTGCCCGTCGGTCCGCGCGCAGTTGCAGGCCGTCCGATTTCAACACCTCGACGAATGCCGCCAGATCCTGCCAGGTGTTGCCGTGGAACATCGGTTGCTGGACGTCCGAGTAAAGTACCGGCGCCGGGCATTGCCGAATCGGCGGGCTGGTTTTGGTAATCATTGGCTGGCGCGCGCAGGATGCCAAGAACAGGGCCAGGAATATCCATATCGAGGCATTGGCGCTGAATATCAGTAATCGCTGGGTTGTGGCTGGCATCGCGTAACCTCCGCTGTGTTGTCGCCAGGTGGCGTTGAATTTGGCGCTGCGATTGATCGCGCTCGATGATCTGTTGATTGAGCCGGACTTGCTCTTGCGCCATGGCGTGCATGGCGTCCTGATAGGTTTGATTGGCCTCGCTGGCGGTTTGTATATCGGCCTGCAGTTGGGTGTTTTCGGCGCGCAGGTCAGCCAGCCAGGACACGCTGGCGGTGATGGCAATAATAATGGCGGCGATGATCCAGATCTGCATAGTCGTTAACCTGTTTTGCATAGGTTAGCGGCGGATTGTCTCAGGCGCAGGTCAGTTGTGAGACTGATTTAAATAGCGGTACAGTGTGGCGCGGCTGATGTTGTACCGGTCCATCAGCGCCTGGCAGTTGCGGCCGTTGTATTGTGAGCGCACGGCAGAGCGGATTTTTTCGCGCTGGTGTTTTTTCTGCAGGGTTGGGTCGGCGTATTGTTCGCGCACCAGGTCGGTGACGGCTGCAGCCAGCGCCTGGCCGTCAGGCTCGACACCACTGCGCGGATCTGTGCAGTAACAAATCAGATCCGCCAGGGTGGTTAAAAAATCTTCGTCAATTTGGGGCATAGTTGCCACCGGGCTGGTTAATCATCTGTTATGTGTTCAACACGTCTGCAATCCGGTCATACGACGCAACCGGAACTAAAAGCACACCATCAACAGCGACAGGTATTTCACCAAAGGCTATTTTTACCGCTTCAATTAGCCGGTTTTCTCGCTGCTGCATAGCCTCGATTTTCCGCGCTGCCTCACGCATCAAAGCAGTGTCGGAACCCCATGCTATTCTCTCGCCCATTTCCATGACCCCGGCCTTAATATCCAGGCGTTTAACTAAATCACACATAACAATATGCTCCAGTCGGGTTAAAGTTTGCGCGGCGCCTGAGCAAATCGTTTTGTCTTTTGTCGCTTGGTCATTGCTATCAATCTCCATTGTGTATCGGGTTAAAACTGGCGCGCATAATTCCCCCCAGTAACAAACCCGCCAGCCCGGCGCGGGCGGCGGGCGCGAGGTTTGTTGCGCGCACCGGGCGCGGGTTTTTCTTCAACCGGCGGCGCTTGTTCTGGCGCAGGCTCGGCAAATAAATCGGGTGTCGGTGGTTGGATTTTTTCTTCTAGTTGTTTCCACTGGCTGGCGCGCCAACGATTCAGACCTAGCATCCAAAACGCGGCCAGGGCGTAGACGCTGCAATCCAAAACCTCGTTGCGCGCGCCGGATGGTTTGACCCATTCCAGCACGGGGTACCCTTTGACGTATCGGGTGCGTAATTTTTCGGAGGTAAGCTGCTGGTAGAATGTTTCGCTCAACTCTTTTGAAAAATGGACGTAGCCATCACCGGCCGGGTCGGTGACTTTCAGCCATGAGTAGATCAAACTTTTGGCTGTGTCGGTGCCGACAAGCCAGACTTCCGCGCCGTTTTTGATGGTTTTGCCGTGGATCGATACGTCTACTTTGCTCGGTTTGCTTAATATCGGTTTGCCGCGCATGGTGGCGCCTTTGACCGCGAATATGCGGCGCGATTTGCGCAGGCGGCAGAAGTCGTAAACCTGTTGCGTGTAATGGCCGCCTGAGTCGATTGCGGTGGCCTGTATCATCAATTCGGATCCGGCGGCGTGGGTGAATGTGGCGCGCAGGTAATCGTCGAGCTGCGCCCAGGTGGCGTTTTCGGCGGGTGATCCATAGATGACCTGGTAATCGATGGGCCAGCGGCCCTGCATCGACCAGGCCCATACGACGATTTCCAGTCGGTTGTCTTGCACGTCAACACCGGCGGTCAGCGCCAGCGCGCCCATGGGCACGGTGCGCAGTGGGTAATCCTCGGCACGTTCACTTAGGGCATGCGGGTCGATCTTGTCGCCGTCCTCCTCAAATGGTAGGCCCTCGATGGTGTTTGTGAATGTTTTTAGCAGGTTGACATCGCCCTTGGCGGCCAGAAATTTTTCGACGATATCGGGCCAGCTTTCCCAGCCCAGCGGCGAGTACAGGCTGTTGATGTGGTAGCTGTGATGCCGCGCCTGTGGCTCTCCCTCGGCTATCCATTCGGCGTTCTCGAGCATCCATGTTTTGCTGGTTTCGTCGATGAGCGCGCCGCAGTGTATGCAGGCGTATTGCGCGGTTTCTGGCAGCGCCTCACCTTCTGCGGTTTTTTGCCATTTCAGGTGTTTGAATTCCAGCGCCTGTTTTTCGTTGCAGTGTGGGCAGGGCACATGATAGCGGCGCTGATCGCCGGCCAGGTAGCTGCGCTCGATGCGCGACATGCCGCGCGTGGTGGGTGTGCTGGTGAGCAGGATTTTTTTGCGGCTGAATGTTTTTGTGCGGTTGACGGCCAGCTCTACCGGGTCGCCTTCGCCGTCGACGTCGTATGGGTAGGCGTCGACCTCATCGAGCATCAGGTTTTTGACGGGCATTGAGCGCAGGCCGCTGGCGCTGTTGGCCCCGGCGGCGATCATGATGCCGCCGGGAAATTCTTTTGATAGCGTGGTATTTCCGCTGTCGCGGCTGCGGTTGTCGATGATCCTGCCGTTGAGCTGCGGCATGTCCTCAATCATCGGGCTGATGCGCTGTTTGCTCCAGCGTTTGGCCATGTCGACGGTGGGCTGCACGACCAGGGTCGGGCCGGGTGCGTGGTCGATGATGTAGGCTATCCAGTTGTTGCCGCCCTCGGTTTTCCCGATCTGCGCGCCGGCCATGAGTGTAACGCGCTGCACGGGCGAATGGCTCGATAGGTCATCCATGATGGCGCGCAGGTAGGGTGTACGACTGGTGCGCCAGTGGCCCGGCTCGGCGCTGCTGCGCTGATTCAGCAGGCGGTAGCGGTCGGCCCAGTCGGATACCGTGAGCCGTGCCGGTGGCGTCAGCCCATCCAGCCAGGCCGGGCGCTGATCAATCAAGTATGCCGGTTTCATCGCCCTGATATTCGGTGGATTCGTCGGCAGGCGCCAGCAGGTCGGCATCCTGATCCAGATATTCGTGCGCGGTGCGGCGCGTGATGTCGAGCGTGGCATCATCAACCTGCATGCCAGATAACGCCTCGACGACGGCCTGCAGGCTGTGCACGACCTCGCCGGTGATGATGTCGTGCACGGCCACCGGGTCAGCCTCGGCCGCGCACAATGCCGCAATGCGATCGGGCATGGATAGCAGGTTGTTTTTGAGTGTGTTGGCGAGCATGGCGTCTTGTTTGTGTATTGCGGCGGCGCGCACCAGCCCGCCTTTGATCTCGGCAACTTCAAGTTCTGTTTTTTCCGCCTGGGCGGCTGTTAGTCGGGCGCGCTCGGCGGTGCTGTCGGCGGATGATTTACGGCCGCCGATGCGGTCCTGCAAAAACATGATGTAGGCCGTGGTGGATGCCCATAGTTTGTATTTGCCGGGCGCCTCGGCTTCGGGTATATGGCCCAGCTCAACCAGTTTTACGACGCGCCGGTAAGATAGATTCCACAGCGCGGCTAGTAGATCGGCGCTGACTATTTCCTCATTGCGTAAATTAATCATGGTTGTGAACTCAATAGTAAAACTCTATGACTAGCCGAAAAGCCGGGTGCGAATTACC